CATATGCTATACCGTCGATAGTTTAGTGGATCTATCAACCTTTTATTCTATTATAATTTTATGTTTGAAAAATAATTATATTTTTTACGTTTCCTTTTTTCTATATATTGTTCTACAACTACTTTATTATTACGACAATGCATACATTTAAAATAAGAATACTTACTACAAGCATCTATATAATTGCACTTAATGTCACCCGGAACCAAGAAATGTATTACTCCCATTTTTCCTCCTTATGATTATATAAAAACAACTTCTATTCTTACGTAATAGTAACATTATATATAAACAGAAATATGTCTGTAGTCAATGGTAATTAACGATAAATTTGGTATAAAAACCCATCTTTTTATTTTGCTTGAAGAAATTATCGTTAATTACAAAACAAACGGTTTTTAGTGCGATATTATTCAATTCTTGCATTGACTATTACGTAAGAATAGGAATTGATGGTGTTGCTCCAACTTGTACCGACATATACAAACCGTCTGCGATAATTCCTACTATATAAGGAAGGAGGTAGAATAACGAAGATCATTATAGATCTTCGATAGCCACTATCGGATTCGAACCGATACTTTACCTTAGTGGCTACGTGTTTTCTTCTTTGTTTTTGTAAGTTTATTTTAACATACTTTTACAATAAAGTCAACACTTTTTACCAAAATATTAATTTTCTGTCAGAATTTATTACAGGCGCAGATTTAATTGGTTGTGTATTTGTAGGTGTCCATTCGGAATGGTCTAAACAATTACTACTATATTTACCTTGTTGGGGATTTGTTGAACTATACTCACACCAATGACATAAAGGTGTAGGGCAAGTTTTCCAAAAATTTGTAGTCATACTTTCTTCAATTTTATCTAATACATTAGTGAGTGCTTTATCTAATCTTTTTTCCCAACCTTTCGTTAAACCATATTGCGTTTGATTAATTAAAATAAAACGATAAATATAATTTATTGGTACTTTATTATAGATTGCATAACATGCAAGAGCATAAATTCCAAGTTGTAAAGGAGTTGGTAAATCCGTTTGTGGAAATACAGTTTTACTTGTTTTATAATCTAGCACTCTTAATTCACCGGTTTCTACATTAATATCTATACGATCAATAAAACCATGTAAATGAATTCGTTCATCATATACGATATCAAAGTTTTGTTCTAAAGCCAATGGCTTCCATGTATCATCTTCCATTTCACTTACAATAACTTCTTTAAATAAAGAAATTTTATTATCATAAGTTAAACCATTTTTATCGGGTAAATAATATTCTCCACCATATTTCTCTCGTAGAATTTTTAGTCCGTTTACAGTTTCAGAAGTTTTTACACTACCATCTTTTAAATTAATTTCTGGTATATATCCTTGTTCTAGCGTATTAAATAAATTATCAGTATTAATTGTTTCATTATTTAATATACTTTTTCCTTTTGATTCTAAGATATAGTGACATAGAGTACCCATTTCTGTGGGTAAAGTGTCTCTCATTATATCTCTTCTATTTTCAATATAAAGCAGTTTATATCGAAAAGGACACTTCTTATATACATCTATTTTACTATAAGAAAATGTTGGTAATTTTGAATCTTCTTGGCGATTGTAAAGTCTTACTTTAGAAAATAATAATTCCAATTAATAATCTACTACTACAATAGTTTTTATTCGCTTTTTTTTTGTATTAGCGTTTAAAATTTTTTCTTCAATAATTGTATCGTAATCGCCATTCAATACACTTACTCTAGCTTCTACTAAAGAAGAAGCTATTTTAGTACCTTTAATTTCTTTATTTCCATCTATCAATACAAATTCATAATTCTGCTCTTGACGTATATCTAAATATTTATCTTTCATGTTAATTCTCCCATCACTCGTTGTACTTCTGCGGGTGTAATAGTTATCTTTTCTTCCAATAATTGTAATAATATCTCTTTTCCTTGATCTGTAGGAGAATCTTTAAAATTTAATAAATTATGTGAATCAATTAACATAGTTACTTTTACTATATTTACAAGAGGAGCGATAATTTTTAATAAATTATTATAATAAAGTTCTGCTTCATATGAATGTAAATCGTGATATTCTTTATCAAATCCAATTATTACTTCGCTGATTTGTAAATATTGTAATAACAAATTAATCTGTACTTGACTTAAATGACTTCCACATACTGCTAACGCAAAAGCATCTTCTCCAAAATAAGAATAAACTTGCATACAACCTTTTTCAGATTCAACTAAGAGACATTTCTTACATGACTTAATTTTGTTTTGTGTTACATTAATACCATATAAATTGTTACCCAAAGAATGTGCTAGAAATTTTCCATTTAATTGTAATGGCATATATTTTCCAAGAGTCTCTACATCTTCTGCGTCGAGAAATCTCTGACGTACACCTATAAGTTGGTTATGTCTGTCTCTGTGTGGAATAATAATGCTATTATTTAAGCCATAATATGATATTTCATATCTACTCATAGCTTCTCTACTAATGTGGTCTTTAAGCCACGTCTCATGTGGAACATAACAAAAAATTTCTAGTAATTCTTCATTTAAGGGTTTAAATTCAGGTATTGTAATAGATTTTATAGATAAACTATTAAGCTTATTTATCCATTCAAAATCTGGATTAGTTAATTGTTTCTGTTCTGGTAAATTTGAAATCTTACAATCTAATTTATTACTTAATCGAGCAATATAATGTAAAGCTTGATACCAAGTGAAAGTTACTCCTTGAGTTCTTTTTGCTCGTATACATAACTCTATAATATTAAAAGAATCATGGCATTTAGAATAGCAGAAGAAATTTCCATATTTATGTTCTTTATCTGGAAAGTAATAATATAATTTCCATGAATTCTTTGTATCTGGAATATTGTGGCATATAGTTTGAAAAACTAAATTACCCTTACTATCTCTTCTTGGATTAAAGTTTCTAAAATAACATCTTTATCTAAATAATTTGATGCAAAGTCAGCCATATCTCACCTACCAATTTGTAATTCTATTTCCTACAATAATCGGTACATCTTCTTTTATTTTATCTACTACCAATTCTTCTGCCTTTTCTACCGTAGGTACTTCTAAAGTTTCCAAAGATACATCAGGTACATCTTTCATTGCAATAGAATTAGTCTCAATAACTTTTTCTACATGCTCTACATTCGCTAAGTCAACGTTTTGTAAAACAAAATCATTGTTAGTAACAAATAAATCATGTATTCTCATAGTTCCTAAATCTACATAAGACCAAATAATAACAGAGCATAATTTACCTCGTCTTATTTTATAAATCCACGTTGTAGAGTTAGGTGTATGTTTTCCTATCATAAAAGATTTTTGTAATATACTCTCTACTTTCTTTAGCTCATTACTAGTTGGCTTTGAATTTATACATCCCAAATCAAGTTTATTCGCAAGTGCCTTACTACCGGCTAATAAATTTTGATCCTTTATAGGTGCTAAATTAGCTTCTCCATTTAACTGACTTCCTGTCATAATAAATACATTTAATTGTTGACAGATTGTCTTTAATTCTGTAGCGAATACAAGTAAAAGTTGATGCTCTTTTAATCCAGACATACGAGATTTTGTTCCTATTTCTGACATTAAACGTAATGATGTTTGAATATAATCAAAGAAAAAATAATTTACATGCATTTCACGTTTATATCTTTTTACAATATTTTTAATATCCTCTATAGAAAAATCAGGTATATGAGATATAAATAAAGGACTTTCATCTATATAAATATTTGCTTGATGAACTCTTTCAAGTTCTCCTTCTTCATACTTACCGTATAAAATATGTTCTTCATTTACTCCACTTACGGTAGCTACTATGATAGTTTGTATTTCATCTACTGGTAATTCTGTAGTAATATATACAGTTGGCTCTGCAAATCCTGTATGCTCCCATTTATTTTTTTCAATATTAAAGAAATAAGGTACAGAAATTTTACAAGCATCACCCACCGATAATCTACTCTTACCAGAACCAGTAGTTCCAGATCTCATATAAAGGCAACCAAGACGCATTCCTCTACATGCTGTAGTAAGAACTGGAGATTGTAATGGTACACCCACGTTAGGGGCTTCCATTAATTCATCTATTAAATTATTTAAACCATCCCCCGCTTTAACATCTTTTGTTAATGTGTTTACACAAAATTCCATTGACGGAATTGTTACAAGTTCTGATTCTATTATATCTACAATGTCTTGCATAGACATTTTATCAAATTTTGTTTCTTCTTCTTCAATTGCTTTTGACTCTTTTAAATTAAAATTATAAATTTTAGTAACATCATATCCTTTTTTCTGCAAATATCTTAACATAGAAAATTTACGTACTCGTTTATAATAATAATCGAAATTGTTAGTTTCATTTTGAGCAAAAGTTTTAGCTTGAATAAACCATTCTTGCCAATTATAATCATTAAAGATCTTATGTTGGTCAGGATAATTTGATAATGCATCTTCTAATGCCATAGGAGTGATATCCTTACAATTATCAGAATGCAAATTATATATAAGAGAATACATTATTTGGTAAAACATATCACAATTGAAGTCGTCTGTTTTAAGCGGATGATCTAAATCATCTAATAAATCTGGGTTATTTATTAAACAACCCAAGACACCAAAAATACTGTGTCTACAAATCAGCGCTTCATCTTTTTCCATATCCCCTCTTAATCTGTAAATTTACTAATATCAATTTTTTTTGTATTCGTACTTGTTTTGGGGGTAAACTTATAAGTTGTCTCCTTATAAAAGTTATTGGTATCTATACCTTTATTAATAGTTTGTATGTATTCTAAATCTTCATAATACTTCTTTGCATCGTCATATATATATGGAATTAACGCAACAATATTCTGTTCTTGATTTATAGTATGATTTTGTACCTCTATATACCATTGAATTGCTAGTTTCATATTTTTCCATGTATATCCGTTATCCCTGTATTTTGAAGCCAGTATAAGGGACTTAGGGGGTACTTTAGGCACTAAAAGGAGCTTTTGTAGATAGTCTAAGAATATTACCCTAGCCTTATCATCTTCTTCCGAAATAGGCGATTTAAACTCACTTTTAACGTTCTGTACAGAGCTTCTTGTTCTTTTCGCTTTTTCCGTTCCTTCGGCAATATTAGCCTTTTTAATACCTTCTTCTGACATCATTTTTACACTGGTATTAAAACAATTCATATGTGCATGACGATTTTTGTATACTTGAACTTCTCCATCTAAAATAGGATTTCCACATAAATAACATTTATATATTTTAGACATATAATTCCTTTTACTACTCTCTATCTCTTACAAGACAGAGAGTAGATTTATTTTTATAATCTAAGCGTCAATTCATCGAATATAATTTGTAATGCTTCAATTTGATTTTTATTGCATTCATGTACTTTATGACCTGTACCTAATACTTTTTCTGTTACTTCGGTTAAAATTTCTGATCTATTAGTTTCTACAAATTTATATGCTACTTCATCAAGTGCAGTCATTAAAGTATCAAAATCTATTTCTGTTGTAGTGTTTTTAGCTTTCTGCTCGTCATAAGTAATTAATCTGGTTCCGGTATCTCTTGCTTTTCCTTCTACACCAATATTAATTGCTTCAACTAAATTATCCATTGTAAATTCTTTAATAAATGTAGGTGTAGTATCAAATCTTGTTCTAGCAAAATATTCATCTGTTTCTGCAAGATAAGCCGAAGATGGAATTAATTTTCCGTCTGCATCAACTCCATTACTTTTTACATAAATTACATAGTCAACAAAATTAACAATAGGATTAATACAACGTTTATCACCATAAGGACGAACTTTATCTCCCTCTTTCTTCTGCTCATGACCAATAAAAATAACTGTGAAGTTAGCAGAAAGTAAAGAATTTACCGTATCGAAGAAAATTTTTTCATAGATTTGATAGAGGTTAGTTTTTCCAGTACCATCTCCTAACGTTAAAGCTCCATTACCATATACAGCAAGTACATAATTCTGACATAGAATTGAAGAAGCATAAACTTCATCAATAATAATAGTATCATACATTTCTCTTGCTTTTTCTACGGTAGCTTTATTAGTAAACTGCTGTACAATCTTTTTAAAATCAGACCAAGTATTTACTCTTTCATATCTAACTCCTGCTGTTGCATTGAGTCCAGACTCAGTAGCAATAACAAATGGTTTACTTGCTTTTACCGTTTGTGATGTTTTACCAACAGAGTTAGAACCATAAATGAAGAAAGTTTTCCCTTCAAGTCCTTTTGCAATTGCTGTGACCTGTGGGTTAAAAATATCAATTACTGCCATTTTTCCTCCATATGTGGCTTATTTTCATACTATTTCATTAGCCTATTTATATTTTATAATTAAAAATTAAGTTTTCTACCGGTTGTATTAGCTGTAGTAGTTGTCTGTGTTGGTGTACTTGGTACAGAAGAAAATGAACTTCCTTCATCCCTGATACTCACAGCAAGATCAATTGTTGCTTTATCATAAGGGACATGATTTTCATAATCATCAGAAGATCCATAAGGAGCAGAACCAGAAGCAATAATCAATGCATTTTTATATTCTACAATATGCTGTACTCTTGGTTTTCCAACAGCAACCGGAATATTCTTATCATACTCCGCTTTAGAATTAATAATTGTTCCAAAAAATCTCGCTGTATCTCCAGCTTTATATACCTGTTGAATAGCAGAAGCGATATCATCTTCTTGTGGAGCAATAAGTGTAATAGGTTGTACACTTCCATCGTACTGTGGAACCCAACCACGGACAAGTACATTTCCTGATTCAATGCCGTCCTTATCTACTTCTGAAGCAATAGATCTAATATACGTTTCTACTTCGAAAGTAGCTTCTGGTTTAAAACTGTCTAAAGATTTTGGTCTATTATAGAATGTACCTTTAAATCCTATTAAATCTTTCCCATTATGAGTATACATATTGAGGTCACCAGATACAGTTAATTTATCTGCATCCGCTTCCCCAACTTCTGATATGGGTTTAAAGGTCTCTTCTACTGTTTTTAACCCTGCATAAATCTGATTTGCCGTTCCAGCGGCAGTAGTGGAAGGCTGAGATGATCTGAAAGGAATAAAATTAATATCATCTACCTTTACAGTACAAGTACCTTCAATCATTGGCTTACCTGTTTTTGCGTTATCTTTGTGTTCAAAATGTTTTTCACTTAAAACACCACTTACCTTAACTGTCGCCAACGCTGGTTTTAAATTTGTTTTTAACTCTGTACTCATTATTTTCTCCTTTAATATTTTTATGTGGTACTTACTTCTTTTGTAAGTTCATTATAACACATTTTATAACTAATGTCAATATAAATTAAAAATTATGTACAATGGTTTCTACTTCTATTTCTGCGTGTGGTATAGTTATTTGTACTTCCGCATCATCTACCGCAACATCACGTTCTATAATATCGGGTATTGTTATATTATAATGTTGTGTATGTGGTAGTGTTGTATAAAAAGTAGAAGAACTATTACTTCTTACCGAGTTGTGATTTAACAAAGTATGAACATATTTTAATTTATCATCATCTTTTTCTTGATTATAATATTGAGTTAGATTATTTAATATATATTTAAAATTTTCTAAATTTTCAAATAAATTGCAAATAACTTGTTCTGTAATATCATGTGACCAAAATTTTTTAGCATCTTCTCGTATCATTATATTATTAAGAATTCCAATTCTATTACAATTTATACCACTCACTAATACAAAATCTCCAATGACATAGCATGTATCATCATCATCTAAAATTGCATAATAAAAAGGATGTAAAGGATAATCATCATCTGCACAGAATATTATTTCTGCTACTTTTATAGTTTTTTGAGATAATATATTCCCTTTTCTTTTTTCCACACGAGAAATATCTCTTGCCATATTTAATAATTGAATTTTATCTAACACATTTGTATTGTAGATATTATTATTATTCATTATGCCTTCACTTCCTTTTTATCTTTCTGCGGTAATTCTACAGGCTTAGTAATAGCCATTAGACGTTTAAACATTTTATCTTTCTTTACATACGTGGCTCTATCCATGGGTTTTCTAAATCTCTCTGCTCCCACAGTCATAAGTTCTCCTAGAGTATAAGTTAATGTTTCTTGTTTAGTAGAAATTGTTACTTTTTTCATATATGATCTCCTTTTATTTTAATTTATTTTGTATAATATTAAGAAAATTAGTTACATTATTAATATCTTCATAACTATTATTATTACTTAATGTAAAGCGAATAGAAGAATTAACCTCTTCTTTTGGTAATCCTAAATTAAGTAATACTTGACTAGGTTCTGTTGCTCCACTATTACAAGCACTTCCCATAGAAACACAGCATTTTAAAGAATTATCAAGCATATATAATATATTCTGACCATTTTTATTTAGAAAACATATATTTAAGTTATTAACTAAACGATTTTGTGTTAAAGCAGAACCATTTATAAAAGTCTCTGGTATTGCTCTATGTAGTTCAGTCCATAAATAGTCACGTTTAAGTCTAACTTCTGTATTATTACTATAATCTAATAAATCAAAAGCTTTAGCAAATCCTGCTATAAACGCAATATTTTCCGTACCTCCTCGTAATCCTCTTTCTTGAGATCCAAAAATAATAGGAGTAGCTTTTATTCCTCGTTTAATATAAAGTAATCCTATCCCTTTTGGAGTTCCAATTTTTTGACCACTTAGACTTAATAAATCAACATTTAATTGTTGCAAATCTATATGATCATTACCGATAAACTGTGTTGCATCTGTATGCAATATATAACCATAATCGTGAATAATTTCACTAATTCTATTCATATACTGTATAGTACCAATTTCATTGTTTGCATATTGAATAGAAAAAGCGATATTAAAAGTAGAGTTATTTTTATATTTTTTACAGATATGTTCTATCATATCAATATCTATAAAACCCTGATGGTCATTATTAATATAATGATCACTACTTCCAAGTGCCATATTAATTGATTTATGTTCTAATTTACTGATGAATATTCTTTTGTCACAATTTAGATCTTTGGATAAGATATGTAAAGCCAAACTATTTGATTCACAAGATCCAGAAGTAAAGATAATTTCATCTGGAAAACAATTAAGATGTTCTGCTATTTTCTTACGAGAATCTTCAAGTATTCTTTTACTATCTAATCCATATTGATATACCGAACTAGGATTTCCATAATTATTTTGTAATACATCCATAATTACACTTAATACTTCTGATTTTACTGGCGTAGTTGCCGCATTATCTAAATAAATCAAACTATTCACCTTCTTCTCACATACCTAAACCTTTAGCCATAATCAATGCAGATTGTTTACGTGCTGAATTATCACTGACAATATATCGTTGAGTTACAGCAACATTAGAATGTCCTACTGCTTGTCTAACAAATTCAATATCTTTTGTTTCTTCATACATAATAGTACAAAAGGCGGCACGTAACTTATGTGGAGTAATTCTATACCCCAATCCTTGCATAGATACTTTTCCAACTATATCTATAATTGCTTTACTAGAAATTCTTGTTCTGCGTTCTGAAATAAATAAAGCATCATTTGCATGATAACCTCTCATTAATTGTTCTCTTTTTCTTAACCAGTCTTGTATATAAACAATTAAATGATCAATTTGATATTCGTGGTGTTTTGAGCCCTTATCTATAATTCTTAATATATTGTTTTCAAAATCAATATCAGAAAGATTTATTTCACTGAGAGCAGTTTCTCTCATTCCGGTGTTCATAAATAATAATAAAATTAATTTATTTCTTGATTTCCATTCTAATTGTATTTGTCTTTCTCTTCCAGTTCCTTGCTCATAATCTACAGCAGTAATAATATCATTTAAGTCTGATATATTAAGTTTATATCTTTTTACTTCATCTTTTCGTTTAATTCTTTTAATAAAGACCATTGGATTATCGGTAATATAACGCTTACTACATAAGAATTCCATAAAATTTTTTAATGCTGAATGTATTTTTGTTACATTAGCACTAGATGATTGTACAATTGTTCCTCTTTGTATCCGTGTTTCTTTTGATTTTAAAAATTGAGCAACATTATTTTGTAATTCTATAAAGTTAGGTTCTTTACCTAAAGATGAAATAAAACATATATATTGATTTATAATATTAATATAACTTAATACACTTACACTCTCTAAGTTTGCAGATATAGCATAATAATATTCAGTCATATAACTTGGTAAATCTTTTAACTTCTTTTCTATAGACTGTTCTCTTTGTAAAGTATGCTCAATACGTCCTTGCATTTTTCCTCCATTTAATGTATGTGTTTGCTTTTACGCTCTTCATATTGTTTAAATAAATCTTGTTTTTGTTCATCCGTTAAAGGTTTAAATTCTAATAATTGATCTTGATTATAACCTTTTGGAGTACGAAATAAGATTAAACAAAGAATATAAAACCAAATACATATGATAGCTGGTATACCATATTTGGTAACCAATCCAACAGTGCTTAATAAAGATACTATGATAAGAATTAATGGATCTACTGGTACATGAGACAATTGAAAATTACGTTGTGAAACATACAATTTTAAATTGTTCTCTGCATCAAGAACTATTTTACTTTTTTCTTCTTCTGAAAGCATAACATAGATTTCTCCTTTAAATAAGTCGTATTTTAATATTTTCTACTGAACTATTAATTGTTTTAATTTCTTCATCTAAAATATCTACATACTTTTCTGATTCGTAATATTTCATACCTCCTTGTAGGTTTTCTGGAATACACTCTTTAGTTTCATCTTCCTCTTCTTTACATTGATTAAGGATATCTAAATTTGTTTTGATACCATCACATGCTTGATTAATAATTAAGCGTCTACTTTTATTCATGTTCTTCTCCTTTTTTATTTTGTATTCTTATAATAACACAAGATAAGCAAAATGTCAAGGAGAATTAAGATTTTAATCCAAAATATTTCTTTCTTTCTCTAAATTCTTTTATCCATTCCATATAGAAATTATAACTATCTGGGGCATCTTCTTTAATACGTTCAAATAGATATAAATTACTTTTAAAAAATTGCTCTTTATTTTGAAATTCCATTTCATAATTATATAAATCGGTATGAAATTGCTCTTTCAAAGGCTGTAATAGTGAACACAAGTCTGAGTGAATTTCAGAGTTAATTGGGATCAAATCCTTTAATACCTGATATTTTGTGATAGTATCGTTTAAAGTGACTAATTCATCTCTCAAACGCAATAATTCTCCACAAAACTCCGGAGCACATATCTGGTCTAATAAATTATAAATCTGCGGATACTTATTTTTGAACATTTGTTCGTGTAATTTATCTTGTTTTTCTTTGTAATAGTCGTACACTCCAATTTTTAGTAACACTATAATTATTCCTATTATGGCAATTTTTATTACCACTAAAATAGTTGATATTATCATACTTATCGCCCTCCATGTTTTATAATATTATAAGCGCAAGTAACCACATGAGCCTGATTAATTGCATCGCTTAAAGCATTATGATTGGTTAATTGATCTTCTGGTAAACAATTTCTTTTAACAAAATCTTGACTTTCTTCTCCCGATATATCAGATGCCAACGCAATAATAGTCCTCATATCCATATCATTTCTATATCCAATTGGGTAACATAATCCATATTTTATAAAAGAATTCTTAATAATTACATTATCAAAAGTTGTCCCATTCCCCCACATATTCTTTATCATATAAATACCCTGCACTTTTAGTATCCAATGATAAAATTCTTCCATTAAATCTTTATTTGATAACTTTCCATCTGTGTTTTTAAATAAATTTGAAAGTGTAGAAAGTCTTGTGGGATCAGAAATCCACCAATCTAAAATACTTCCTTCTATTTTTATTTCTGATTCTTTACTTAAATCGGTACACATATTAAATTGACTTAATATTTCCCCAGTAGATATATTAAATACACATGCCCCTATTTGAATAATAAAAGCGTTACTTGATGTTCCAAGTGTTTCTATATCCACCATAATCTGATTAGTATCCATTTTCTTTCTTCTCCTGTTCTAATTCATTTCTAAAATATAAATATTTAGGTAAGTTATACTCAACTAATAAATAATTTTTTGCATTTCTTAATCTAAATTTATTTTCTAAAATTAAACGAACTGATTTTAATTTAAACATATCTTAAATTCATAATATTCATACCTAAAATAATGCTCCATATAGCTGTTGTAAAATACCAGATTAATAAAGTAGTCATATTTTTATTAATGGCATATATATAGACTTCACAAGTAGCAAGCGCAATAATCATTAAATCAATAACAATTTTAACAATTATAAGTTTCATTATACTTCTCCTTTTCTCTCTTATAGTGTCATAAAACACGGATCTTTGACCATGGGTTCAAACATAAAATTATCAAATGAAAAATTTTCAATACTATATAATTTTTGTGTATAATCATCTAACAATTTTACTTCTATATTTTGTATCTGTACAGTTATATTACGTTTTTTATATTGTTCATACCAAGTACAAATATCACTTTCTTTTGTTACTTTTATAACTTCGGCGTGTAAACCACATAACCAATTCATACTTCTGTTAAAAGTATACGGAGTTACAATATCACGACATTGTATTCCATAATCTCTACTCAATGTTTTCCAACCTTTAAACTTCACTTTATCTCCTATTTTAAAAGTATAAGTCATAATAATTTTCTATCTCCTTTCATAAACATTCCTTAAATGTTTTAAAAATAGGATTATCGTTTACCGGTTTAAACATATAATTATCATAATTATATTCATCAGTAAATGGTTCTATCTCAATACGCTGATCATATAATTTTCCAATTTTATTTTCTTTATATATATCTATTATTTTTACTCTTTTTCCACAAAGATGATCCATACTTCCGACAAAAGCACAAGGAGTGGGAATGTCATTCCACGAACAATTTACTCCGTATTCTTTTTTCATTTCTTCCCAACTTTTAAACTGAACTTTATCTCCCACTTTAAAACGATATGTCATAACTTATCCCCTTCTAACCGCTTTTGAAACATATCCTTTATTCTAAATTGTTTTAAATGCTTATATTTATTATATATTTCTTCTTGAGATAATAATCTGAAACATCCATCATCTGTTTTTTCAGAAATTTCACAAAGCGTTATATTATATTTTAGCTTACCGCATATAGTACAATATACCATAGGATAATATCTATTATTTTCATCTATTGTAAGACAATATTCATATATGTGTTTGTGTTTAGGTTTTTCTACAGATTTTATTTCTTTTTTCTTATATTTAGGAATATCATCTAAATTAAATTGTTTCATATCTTTATCTCCCTTTTATATATTTATATTAATCCAATCTCTATTCCTTTCCTTATACGTCATAAAATTTATACTATTCTTATCTGGTTCTAACATCCAATTATCTATTGTATAACCAATTGCTATAGATAACTGTACTCTTTGATATGCTTTTCTATTAATTATATTAATTACTTCTGCGCGTTTACCACAATATTCTTTCATTTCTGAAATAAAATGACAAGGAGTTTTAATATTACCAAGTCCATTTATTCCATATTCATGTGCCATTTTCCCCCATGATTTTATCTTTACTCTATCACCAATTTTAAATGAATAATTCATAATTATACCCAAATATTCTTTGTAATAAATGGATAAATTATATGCAATAAAATAAACCACGTAATTAAAATTTGTATTATATGACCTATCTGATCTACCCACAAATTTATTACATGATCATTTGCTTTTAAATTATCTATAATATAGTGTGCTACAGCATTTATAACAAATAACAGAATAATGAAACAATTAATAAATATAGTACTATTGGAATATCCTGTTTTAATCTTTAAATATAATACAGGTGCAAACATAATTCCGAAAGTCCAAGAAAAACTGTGTAATAACATAGCCATAATATAATCATATTTATATTGCGACTTATTACAATTATGTCTCCACCAATCTTTTTGCTTCAAGTTATTAAGTGACGAACCTATTTGTAAATTAAAGTCTACATAAATATGTAAAAACATCATAATAAATAAAATCAATATAATCGTATTCATTTTATATTCCTTTCTTAGTCATTTCTAAATTTACAATGTCTACAAATTGCACCATTACATCTCTTATCATAATGATAACATAACTTTTTTATTTTGTGATCCAGAATATTTTCATTTTGTATCCTAGCAAGAGTTTCACTAAAAGTTTCCATTTGATTATTATTGATATTTTTCATCAATCTACCTCTGTAAAAAGATATACACTATTTTGCGTAGTAACCAAAATTTGATGTGTATATTCTAATTCTAAAACTTCTTCTACTCTACTCGTTCTCATCATTTTTCCACTGTTATCATTCCATAGAAAGAAACATGGATAACCAATTTCTATCTTATTTGTATAATTATCCCATACAAATTTTCCAATAAGATCTCCATGTTCTGCAGGTAGAGGTTTCGGATTAGAATTTTTATCTATA